ATCGAATGAGTTCACTTGTATTACCTTGGTTTGTGTACCTAGCAAAAGTAATGCTTATTTTTGATTCTTTTTTTTCTGGCATGTATAGGTGTTTCTGATTTGCCATGATCGCCAATCCCGAACTGATAGATGCATCAAACTTGGTTCTATTTGATATGTCAAACTTGGCCCAATCCTCTAGCGTTTTATTGAATGGCATTGACCCAATTAAATCCGGATCCCTGTATTTACCCTCGAAGTCAAAGCCAACGTGCTTCTCGATATGTGATTCTATCGCTGATGCGTGTGACTGCCTAACGTCTTCTGATGAGTTCGGTATACCACCCAACTCCTTCTCAGTAGCAGACAACTTATGAAGCAACTTGTCGGGCCTATTAATGCTATACCCACGGTAGCCCCTGTTCTTCAAGTGGTATAGTAATCGTGGCTTGTTGTTCTCCGCAAGCACCGGCATACCATAGAATACCAAAGCCATAAGCACATCCTCGAAGAATATCTCCGCTGTCTGTGGTCTTGATATGTATTCTAAAAAGAACTCGTTTGATGGCGCATCATCCATGTGGAACTTGGTCATTCCGTGCAACGCACCGTTTGATCCTCGACCATCCACCGTCGCCGATATATCGTATGAGTCACACCCGAACGAGCCTAAGTGTTCATTGCCGGGATACTTCATGCCATTGCGCTCGATCATTCTGTTCTGGAACTTCTGATCTGGAAGCCAACTGACTAGGAACCTGCCTTTATTATCGGGTGACCATATCACTTTGGTATCCTTGATCCCGTCCTTCCACATGAAACTACCGCGCGTTACCATGTGTGCTAGCACCTGTGAGTCATTGTAATCTATCTGATGGTATATCTTGGTCAAGTTGAATAACGATTGCTTGCTCTCGTCTCTAAATGCGTGAGACTCCGTGCGTGGGAACTGACGATAGAATTCGTTCAATGCATCTGCATCGTTCTTCAATGAATCTACCTCAGCCTCCCAGTAATCAATCGCGCCATTCTTCACCATGCCATTGTCAACTCCTTTGACCGGATTGCTCGGTGCTCTGAACACAGGCATCCCGTATCTGTCAATGAACCCCTCCATATTCCACTCCATTGGAATGAATAATTTATACAGCCCGCTCTTGGTTTGGTTGTTGGAGTTCCTTACCGAGGCATTGGAATCTTCATATAGTTTTTTGTAATTATCGCCACCTTTACTCAAGGCGTTTGACGTAGAACCCATGATACACTTGCCGATGATCCTGCTACCCACCCTCAAACACGTCTTGGTTACAGCCCAACTATTGAGGATGTTGTTTGGCCGGGTCCACTTTGCTGATTCGTCATGAGCCAATAGCAACAACTTCTCTCCATCGTAGGAGTTCTCTTCCGTGTTACGCCAGTCAATGGTGGTATCCAATCCGTCTACCTCGTCCATCGTCACATCGTACATATTCTTCTTGGTGATCTTAGATGCAGGTACGCGGTACGCCAATTCTGTCTTTGGCTTATCCATACCATCCATCACCGGCTTGAAGAAGAACGGATACTTGCTGTTGATGGGAACTACCTTATCGGTAAACATCTTCTTGGCATCGATACCGGTCTTGGATAGAATACCAATCCTTGAGTTCTTTGCAAGCGTAGCCGTGTTCACTACCTCAGACGAACACATGAATGAAAATCCCGAACGACGTATCTTCAAGTAAATCATACCAAAGGATCTTTCGTCAGCGACGCATGCCTCCCAAAATATGTAGAATATTCTATTGGCTTCCCTGTAGTCGGGATAACCCACGTCAATACTAGCCCACTGCAAATACATCCAATGGCTCCCGGTCATGTAAGTGGGTACGCCATCATTCATAAACCAATAACCTTGGTCTCTGTAATCGTACTGGCTCTCCACGTAATCAATCCAATTGTCTTTGAACCCCGATGGGAGTTCGTTCCATTGGAAGATGGATTGTATTCTCTGTAATTCCTTGGGATACTCAGCCCTCTCCCAGTACTGATGGGAGGGCTTGGTGCTTCTCGAGTTCACCTTCTCTGGCTTCAGCGGTAGGGCAATAATCAGCCCCGACACTTTCCATATCTCCCCGATCTGTCCTGTCTTTGAGATAACGACCATATCACACTGCTCGTTGTAGCCGTACCTCCATCCTTTCACCGCGTTCTTGTGGTTAAGGGTGGCCTTCGGAACGTAATCAACAAGGACCGTGTATAAACTATTTTGATCGTCTCTCTGCAAAGCCACGTTTAGAATCTGATTTTTTGGGGCCGTTATTAGCCATGTCAATATTCTCTTTCTCAGAAGTGATCCGGTTCAGAATATCGAATGCATCAAATATAGCCAACTTCTTGGTTGCTGCCGCGTTCTTTAACTTATCGGCAGACAGATCATCATCTTCGCCCGGCTTAATGATGTCTTCTTCGGCGACCATAATCAACTTGTCGACTGCGGCGTAGCCAGCCTTGATGATCCTTAGTTTGATTTCATCGTTGTCTATCATACCCTGCCTTTCAAGAACACCACTTGTACTAGTCTTGACGCTTCGTCCTTACCGAAGCTCTCAAATATGTTTCTAGAGTGCGCGAGTTCTGAATCAAATATAATCATGCGGTTGTACTTGGAGTAGAACACACATGACTTATTTCCGTCCTCGTCGTAGATGGTGGTGCCGTCTTCTTTTGGATGAGTCTTGCTCAAGTAAAGGATCGCAGTCACATCGCCCATCATATCATCCTTGTGGATGTAGTTGGGTTCTTCCTGCCCCTCGGGAGATTTACGCACAAAGTTAAATGCCACGTCGTAGTCTGGCCCTAAAGAAGCCATCACTATACGAGCAAACATGTCGTGGCTAGGACGAGGCTGAATGTTTTTGAATACCTTGTCTCCATCATTGACATCTATAAATCCCTGCTTGTTAATGTCCCTTACGTACAGATCGGGATCAATCAATACATTGTCTGATACTATGAAGTTCATAATTTAATTGTTATCTGGTGGTCGAATATTCTATACAATCTCTCTCCATCCACTTCAAACTCGTACTCGCTTTCGGGTTGGAAGCAAACGATGTCCCCTTTGTTGACGCCCTTACTCAGTAGGTATTCATTGGGATACCACATCTGCCCCATCAACGGCTCGTCTTTGAACGGCTTGAATATGTGAGAGTGCTTTGCAGGTATGGGTTTGACGAAACAATATCTGTCGTATGTGTGCCATACATCTGCGTGTTTGAATAAGAAAAATTGGTCAAGCTCGATGAAAAATAAATCTTCACGAAAGAAACTTTTCCCACTCTTGCGGTTTCCCCGCATGTCGTTGTAGAATTTGAAAACATTGTGGTGTACTAATAAAATATCTCCGGGGACGATGGGGCCTCGGTATCCCCTAGGAACTTCGATGACCTCAGCCTCTCGGTTAGAGAACTTGTAGTCCTCTTCTGATGTGCTAACGATCACTTCAATACCGGCTATCTCTTTGGTATTGTTGTATCGTCTTCCCTTAACTGGTCTTGCGATAAAATAGAATGGCGACTGCATCAATAGTTAATGTTGTATTCTATGGATACAGGAATAGTGGAAGAGAACTCTTTCCAAAGCACCACCTCATTCTTGGGGTTGATGATGTAAATCTTAATTGATTGTCGGCGCTCGTCGTACTTGATTAGGTGTATTTCATTGGTGTCGTTGAGAACCTTTTGCCCAACGATATAATGCATAGCACCCCCCTTGTAGTCCGGACCAATCGCTATTTTCCTGATGTCCATATTTCATTTGATTAGATTAAATTTAATTACTCGTACTATTATACTACGCTGAAGTTCATCGTATTAACGAGAATATCAGTAGCATCAGTTGTATTGACAAGCCATAATTCTATGTAGTCGTTGGTCGCCAATGTAATAAATCCCTGTGATAGACCAGATGTTCTATTAAGGGTAATCAATGTTTTGGTAGTTGTATTCACCTGCGGTGTTGTACCATTCTTATATACGATAGCCTCGATAGTAGCATCTGAACCGGCTGTACGATAAGCAGTAAACGAAACACTAGCAAATACCGTAACAGAACTTGTTCCTGTATATGTCAATCGGTTATTAGATGGCATAGTAAACCCAGACAATACGCCTGATGTTGTTGTACCTTCCACCTTCACCGGTACATTGACAGTAGCAACAACAGTGTCAGTGGTGTTGTTGATCATATACATCTCTGCATCGGGTCTCAATGCCAACACATCGGAGATCGTGAAGTTAGCAGTCTCGTCGTTAGCGGAAACGTTTGTTCCGATCAACTTGCTAGATACCCCAAGGGGTGTGGCGTTGGCGTACTGTGAAATTTTCATTTTGTTATTCTTTTTCCTTCTTTGTTATCTCTCCGGTCTTCATGTTTATGACCGCATCCTCACCATAGAGTTCGATCAAAAGTCTTTCGTGGTTGGAGAACTTCTCACGCAAGGCTTCCATTGCACTTAATGCAGCGTACTTATTCATTTCGAAATCAGCGATGCTCATTCTCAAACGCGTGTACTCTGTATTCATTTGTTGGATTGTCTCCAACTGCTCTTGAGTTAATTTCATTACCACAAATATATGGCTTTTTTAAAAATAAAAATCCCCCTTGATTAGAGGGGGATGGTAATGATTACTTAGCGGCTTTCTTCTTTTTGAATTTTGCTGCGTCCAATACTTGGTATTGGGTCTTGCCACTTGC